GACCTTGCCGATGTCCCTCGACTTCTCAGGACCAAACACGATCCCGTCCCGCGACAATGACATTCGTAACTTAGGGTCCAGGGTCGTGCTCGTCGTGCCGCCTGATTCAGTCGTCGCCTCTATCCTGGGAACTGAGAAGCTGTCCCCCGCATTGGACAGAGGCTGAGTTGATACCCATCTCAGGATTTCATCACCATACTCGTCGTAGATGTCGAGATCGCAGTGGCCGATCAGGCCATCAAGCCTGTCACCCACCAACATTCTGCCATAGCCCCGGAGAATGTCCGAGCTCCGCCATGCTACCTGGGCCGGAAATCCATCAGCGTCGTAGGTCCTGGTCTGGCGCTCATGCCACCTGGCATTGGTAAAATCGTAGACGATCGTCGTCGCGTTTAACTGCCAACCCGCGAACATCGAGGAGCGGTCAGCGTAGGACCAGCCGTTCACGTTTGCGAGCTCTGTGTCACTCAACTGCTCGATCAGGTAATCGATGGCCTCGTTTGAAATTTTTTCGTAGCGATTCCCGGTGAAGTAGTAAACACTCGCAGCTTCCCGCTCCCCGCCCCCGATCATGGCGAAGCTGCCGCCCGCGTCCACTACGGAAAACGGTGCGTAGCATCCAGTTGGGATTGTTGATGCCGGGATCGCCTGGAACGGAAAATCGGTCCCGCCGATATTTTGAAATGATTGGGTAGTCTCAGTCCCGAGCGCCAGTAATCGGCCACCTGTTACCTGGAGCGTCACGATCGAGTCTGGGTCAGCCTCGGCGCTGCCAAAGTCCAAGGCGTTGTACGCCGTGCCGTCATTGAGAGAACTAACAATCAGTTTCTGCGTGTCAGTTGAAAACGCAAAGTAGCCGTCAACATAACGGACGTACTCCGGGTTACCGTTGGCGGTAAAGTCTGAATCTGAGATGGTCGCGAGTGCGCCCGTAGATCGGTTGTAGATATAACCCGTTGATCCTGGTCTGAGGATCACGAGCTGGGTCCCGTTCTGGGCCATGCTAACCCTCTCGGTCCCGGCGATCGTCCCCAGGCTGGTCACAGAGAAGCTCTCAACGCCACTTGAGATGGTCCGCACCAACTTATATAAGGTAGTCCCAAAGACAAAGTATGGGATGTCATTCATCTCCATAGCGCCCCGACAACCCGTCGTCTGGGTAGTATCAACGAGCTGCGTCACCCCAGGCGTGCCCAGGAGAGACTGCCTCTGGAAGGTCGGCAGCTCAACTAGCAGCGGGTACGCATTAACGCACCGTTGCGAGTCGATCGGCAGACTGCTGGAGCGGTAGAAACCGTCCGCTATAGGTATCTCTACACCCATTCCGTGCCGTCGCTCACGACGCTAACCGTGCGCCCTCGTTGGTTAAACCTGACCGAGGCATTCCCCCGGATCTTCTCGGACCCGTTGGTCGCGATGATGAGCATGTTCTTCGAGGTGTCTGTCTTCTCAATGTCAAACCCGTACCCGTTAGCACCAGCCACGGCCATGAGAGTCACGGTGATGGGCCCTGTCGAACAATCAACCAGGATCAGGTCGTCCGTTGTTAGGACGGTATAGTCAGCCTTAACGTCAGTCGTTGTTCGGTTCTCACCAAACGGGAATTGGTCGTCATTGAGATAGTAATCGTTGTTTGAGGTCCCGAGCCCTATGGGCAGGGTCCTCGGGTACCGGAGCGGTCGGAGCTGAACATAATCATTCATCAACTGCTGCCGGGTTTCGCTTGCGGCCTGGGATAGGGTCGCTGGCACGGGTCGGTTGTAGCTCGCAGCTAATCGAACCGCTAAATTCTTTTTAATAAAATCTTCTGCGTTGGTCTTTACCGTGAGGGTTTCGCTGAGATTTTCAACCTCAGTGAATCCCGTTCTCACCGGGAGGGACAGCATCATCCGGTTGAGTTCACGCCTCGCGGACTGGGCCTCAAAATCACTTATGCTTGCCTCTGCCTCAGAGACCTGAATCTCGTCTAGCGCGTCGGCAATCATCTGCTGCGCGGTCGTCATGGCGTCTCCTTAAAGGTGGGGCGATGGGACATTTCTGCCCCACAACCCCAGGGTTTAGCTGTTAGTTTTGGAGATCGTTAGGAGCCAAACCCTTGACCCGCAAAGAACGGGTTAAAACAAATGAACGCTGGGACCATGTCAAAGCGCACCATCTGCTTGTTCTTGTCACCGTCTGAGTAACGAGTCACTCTGAGTGAGAAGCCGTCTTCTGTAGTCGCTGTAGTGTCGGTGGCAGACAGCTTGGGCAGCTTGACCGTACCGATTCCAAAAGCCTGCGGGTGGAAGAACAACGAAGGTGATCTGACCTCTGCTGTTGCACCCAGGAGAGTGATGACATCACCGCTGGTGAGCGCACTATCCACCGTGTTGTACTGACCATTGGCCTCGAAAATGGCCGGACCAGAGACAACAAGATCGCCAGCGCCGGAGCCGTCTAGGGTCACGTCGGCTGTTACTGTGCCGCTCCACAAAATAGCGTCTCCAGCACGATCCAGGAACACTTCACGAGTCGCGTTCGATACACGATTCCGCCCAGTTACCTGGACAATGTCGCCCGCCTTAACGGTGCCGCTGCCGGTAAACGCTGTCACTGCCAGTGTCTGAGTCATCGTGTCCTTAACAGAAACGTAAGTCGCTGTAGGAGTTGCGCTCAAGGTTCCAGCTCGGTCGGCTGAAGCGCCGGAGGTGTATGTCTTGATCGCGTTAGACTGCATGACGTTCATGCCAGCAAAGTTATTGGTGACTTGCGCCTTTCGCCAGGCATCATTCACCTCGGGGGTAACCGCTAGGTTGGTCTGAATACTCGCCAGAGCAGTCGCCGTAAATGGTGACATCACATAGGCCCAGTCTGAATCTGATGGCACACCTACCGCGTGCATGAGCGCGTTAGCGTCAGCAACGTCTGTCCAAGCATCCACGACCGTACCGGGAGTGCCGGAAACGAGCGCAGCGTTTTTGGTCATGTAGGTGCCGAGATTCAGCTCAAGGTCGGTGATCATCCTGGTCGCCATAGGCGCGATGATCTCCTCGAGTTGATCGAGGTCGAGGGCTTGCTCTAAATTTCCCCACTCCGTTGCCACTGTCAGATAATTCTGAACGGTTCCGGTCGCCTTGCCAGCGAGGATATTGCTCTTTGTAGATGAGCTAATGTCGCCATCGGCAGTGCTGATAGTGTTGTAGTCATGTGGACGCTTGAATGAGACTGTGCCGCCGGTAGCCGGGGTTAGCCTCGGAGTCAACAACTGATTGTTAACACCCTTGGTTAAGACCCTGGACGCCTCGAATTTGTCCATGAAGATTCGGGCTAGGTCTTCTGTTACGTTACTTGATAAATTGTTAGCCACTTTTAAAAGCTCCTTTGAGAGGAGCCTTTTTAACAGCTCCTATTCAATCAATAGACCACGCGGGCCCCTCTTCTGCGCGGGTACGCCTGTACCCTGCAACATATCTGGTGGTCGCGGTGCCGTGTTCTGAGGTGCGGTTGCGTCAAATTGCCGTAGATCAATCATCGCATCGATAAGACCTTTATGGTCCTGGTTGCTTTTTTCAGCAACATCCAGGAGCCGGTTCACGTCCCTATCGAGGGCTCGTAGCATTGCGGGTCCATTTGGAGAATCCAGCATCTCTTCCATGAGCATAGGATTGACGCCTGCGTCCTTAATTTTCTGGACAGCATTTCGTTGCTCCTGCTCACTGATACCGATCTCCCGCGCTCGCTGGCTAAACACCTCACCTTTTTGGTGAAGGGCTTGTGCAACTTGCACGTTTTGATCGCGTTCCCGTTGTTGCTCAATGATCTGTTTAGCTTCTTGTTCTGCCTCCCACCTCGCCGTTTCAACGAGTGCCTGTTCCCTCTGGGCAAGGACTGATTCAAAGTTCTCGTCGAACTTGTCCGGCATATCGGGAACGTGGAGAGGACCGCCCATAGCGGGCTGTTGTGCCTCAAATTGAGACAAACGCTGCTCCAGGGCATCATTACGAGCCCTGAGATCCTGCGCCTCTGACCGCGCCTTCATGCGAACGCCGCCGACGATCTCGTTCAGTTTTTCTTGCTGATCGGGATCAAACTGGACCTTTTCGGCCTGGTCCTGTGGCCTTTCCTCCGTGGCTGAATCGGAGCCCGAATCTTGTTCGGGTGCAGCTTCTACTGCTCCCAGCTCATTATCTGACATAGCCCTGTCCCGGTATTCCACGAATAGCTGTCGCGTACAGTTAGGGGAATGTTTGCACAAAAACCTCTCCCCTGGAATGCACGATCGTACAGAGTTTCTCTACCACAAATGCTTTAACCCCTGTATATCTATTGAGTTTGGCAAGTTTGGCGTGTTTGGCGTGTTTGGCGTGTTTGGCGTGTTTTTAGGGGGGTTTAATTGAACCCGCAAAAGAGTCGATTTAACCCAGAGTTGGGCCTGTCATAACTTTTGCTAGCTGACAAATGATTTTGCTAGCTAGCAATCGGAATAATTACTTTTTCTCATACCCCATTATTCCGATAATTTGTAGGACATCTCATTTTGAAATGTCCGTTACCGTTTGTAGGAATAATTACTTTCCCCCCTACCCCATTATTCCGATAAAAGCAGTACGACCGGACCAGCATATTGGTACGACCGGACCACTGAATCTAATAGATGGAATAAAACGAGCAATTAGAATTCGTAGTTTTCTTTTTTGTGCAAATTTCTGTTATTAGGCGACGGTATAAATTGCGGTATATCCCAAGAAAATGGGGCTTATAGAGGATTAAAAGGTGTTAACGGGGGAGAATGTGGTGCCGGGGAAAGGACTCGCTTAAATCACCGATCGAATACTTCAACGCTCTCATCGACCCACCTGGGCGTGCAGTAGGCGGTGATATTGACCTGGGAATCCTTCAGGTAGCGCTTGGTCTGGGAGTTGATCTTGCCATGCTCCACGGCCTCTGCGTACTGATTGCAGACAAAGATACTAGCCCAATAGCTCTGATTAGGCTGAACCTGGCCGTCGATAATCACGACCAGCAGAAAGGCCAGCTTTAGCACTTGGGGCGGCCGCAGTGCCGATAGTTGCGGGTGCGCTCCCGCGCCTCCATCAATCGCTCCTTAGTCGTTTTGAGCTTGTGATGCAAATAGGCTTCCCGCATGAAATAACCGCCAGCGGTAATAGCGATCAGACTGAAAACGAGGAAAAATCCAATCGCAATGCCCTGCACCCGCTGGCGACGGATTCGGCGTCTCCGTGAAACCCCCTTCAGCCACTCCTGGTGTTGAACTCTGCTGGCACGCAGGAGAGATTCCTGTTTGTGAATCATGTCGGCGTGCCCGGACATCAAAAGGTGATCCCTCACCTTCTGCCGCGCCTGATCGATCTCAGACTGCTTCTGAACAATCTGCAAGGCTTCTTTGCTGGTAAGAGGGCGCTTACCCTTCAGGCGTTTCTCTCGAGCGTCCAGGGTCTCCTGGGCAGTCCCGAGCTTTCCAAGAAGCTGCGCGGCCTGGTCATAGCTCGCCTTCGCTTCAGAAATATTATTAAGGAGTGATTGGACTCCCCTTAAAGCCGAAACGATGGCGGCGATTTCGCCTATCATCTCGCTGGCTCACAGATATTTGGCGAGGAAAACAGAGCCCAAAATAAATGGGTATACCCCAAGCGTTGCGAAAAGAAGGTTGCTCATTTGCGTTTCCAGGCGGTCCATCCTCGCAGACCCGCGCTCCAGGCGTGCCTCGATAGCCTGGAATCTCAGAGCACATTCACGCTCGTGCCCTTCAATCTTCGCAAACGCATCATCGGTCATTTTTTCGCTTTGCCAATATTAATTGCCAACATATCAACGATCTTGTACGCCTTTGCGACCATCGAATCATCAGTTGGTGTAGGAGTCATAGCGGCAATCGCACTACAGGCTGCTACCACTGCCGTGGCAACATTTAGTAAATCTATTAATTGATCAATCATTCTTTCCCCTCTGTTAATTGAATCCATCTTTTTCAATCATTTTTATAATCTTCTTCTTAAATCCAAATTTACTCCAGATATCATAAAAATCAGATAGTTTTTTCCCTTTTTTCAACGGGAAAACAGCCGCTGAATCTATGATGGGTTTATAAAATTTAGATAGCTCAAAAGACACATAAAATTGTTTGAAAACAATGGGCCTATCGGTATGGAATCTCAGGTAGTAAAGAGGTGCCTCAGAATCCACAACAAAACTACTGGGTTTTTCATTAAAATAAAAAACAAAATTCAGATACCTAAAATATTTGCCAATATCAAACCTTCCGTTTAGCATCGTAATATTATTATTTACTCCCTCAAGATAAGGCGAAACTTGTGACATGACTAATGACTTTTCATAAGGTGCAAAATATATATGATTGTCTACCCACTTAATAAGCGCATCAGTAGAGTCGCCCCTGGTATTTACTTGAACATGTTGGTTAAAAAAATCTTGGTCATAATCTTTTGTAGCTAAAACATTATTTTCGTCTATATCCAGTTTGTAATCGTAATAAGGCAGCACCCCATAAAGATTTTGCAACTCATCAAGAATACTCGGGCATCTCTTAACACTAGGATGAGAATTAAAAAAATCCTTTTGTAAAAATCTTTTAGTAATCTCAACAGGAACTTCCGCTCTTAACCCTTGTGCAGTCTCCGGTTCAGTGCTGTCAACCGCCCACCATATTTCAATTGGTTTAATTTTACCGCCCTTTACCCAAGATCCCCAGAAATGGCCGTTGCCACGCTGATCAGCTCTATCAAGTGGCCAATCATTTTTTCTTGCCTTTCTTCTTCTTAGATTTCTTCTTGGCCTTGGCCGCTGCTTTATACCCGGCCTTGGTATACGGGTAGTGCGTGTTCCCTACTCTGGGCATGGTTAATCCTCCATTCCGATGATGATGCTTAGAATTTCCTCGAGCTCCTCGTCACTCATAGACTATCTCCTCCGGTAGCTCCTCGCCTTGAAACAACAAGGTCGCGACGACCCTGCCCCCTGTCTTGTCAATCACGTAACGTCTCGGTTTCTCTGCCTTCGCCTGGCGGAGCTCGGTGGCGAGCTGCCGGGTCTCTTTCTTTTCTGCTCGGAGATCTGATTTCAGGTCCCTGATCTCCTTGGTTGATTCTTTGGTCGCTCGCTCCTGGGACTTCAGGACAGCCTCGAGATTCTTCTCGATCACCCCCAGCTTGTCCTGGAGATCCTTGATCTCTTCCTGGTTGTCCTCCAGGGTATCGCCGAGGGCCTCCTTTTCTGTCTTCAACGTGTCGATGTCCCGCTTCGCGTCGGCGAGTTCCTGCCGGAGATCCCGATTCGACTGGTCCATCTCGATCGCTCGGGCGGTGACCGTGTCGATCTCTCGCTCGGCCTTGTCGATTGCTTTCTGCCGATCCTCCTCCCTCGTGTCGAGCTCACGAGTCCCGAGCTCAATAATAATGTCGGTGCGACTCACCGGGACGGGGATCATAGGCTGACGAGCCTCAACAGCTCTTCGTTCGACATCTCTCGAACACGCTCCATCGTGATCATGTTATCCAACTTCTGGCCGTCTGTTTCTGCCATGATTTTGTCCGTTTCTGCGATGTCTCGCTCGGCTAGGGCTACCTCACGCTCCTGCTCATGCTGGAACCGTGCAACCTCAAGCTGGAGTTTCTGCTGGTCCAACTCAATCTTGGCCGACTTCTCCTGGACGGAGATTTGTGTCTTGGTCTGCTCGTTTTCGGCCTTTATTTTTTCAGCCTCCGCTGCGACCATCATGGGGTCGGGCGGTGGTGGCTGTTGGGCCTGCTCCTGCACGGTCTGCTCCTCCTGCTCAGTGAAGTCCTGCGGCGGGATCGCTCCGGCCTCAAATAATTGGAGCCGCTTCCGGCGGGCGATCTGGTCCATGCCGGGAGCGTCGATGTTGCTGGCGATTATGTCACCACCTAGCTTGATAAAATCAGGGTCTACCTGGCCGATCGCGACAATGTTATCGACGGTCTCGTCCTGGCGGTTCTTGAATGCCGGGCCTGCGGAGCAGACGACCTCGTACCTGGAATCGACGACCTCGTTGTTAACCTCGCCATCAGGTCCCTGCTCGTTGATCTCGATCATGGTCCGTTGCGAGTCCTCACCAATGATCCTGATCGTCCTGGGTCCATCGTAAATCTTGGGTATGCTGGCAACCAGGATCTGAGCCGTCTTTCGGATCGCTACCTCCTGCGCTGAGAACCACTTGATCGTGCCCGTGTCCGACTTGTCCTGCAACTTCTGAATAGCTACCCCGCTCTGAAGTCCTGGGTTGTCACCCTGGGCAGCAGCGAACATGCCCGCCGTCTGCGCCATCATCTGCCGCATTGACTCGGAGACAACACGCAGGCCCTGGTTGACCTGGGCTCCTCCTCCCTGGAAGGGTGGCGGCTGGCCGTCCATGTGGTTGTAAAACATGACCGGGGCAATCGATATGTTGAGGTCCTGGAGCTCATCCTCGTGCCCCGCGGCCTGGTCAGTCGTCATCAAATACTTCTGGCGCGGCGCTAGTGCACCCTCCTCGATCTCCCGTGATACCGAGTAGTTCAGTACCCGCTGCTGGTCCATTAATTTTTCGACCACCCCGTGATAAAGCAGCTTGTTGTCAAATATTTTGTAATTCCCAAACAGCGGCACCAGGGGTATCTGGTTAAAGACAGTCTCCTGGTGGTCGTCCAGCCAGCCCAGGTTGTCAAACTTCCTGACGCACACCTTCTTGATTTTGCGGACCCGCTCGTCAATCTTTTGAATGCCCTGGGCATTGAGCGCGTCCATAATCTCAACGTACCCGTTCATGTTGTCTCGAATTATCTGCCCGTTGTCGAACAGGTACAGCCAGATGTCATCTTCCTTGTAGTAGAAAAGTTCGCCGACGTTGATGACCTTCTTCTGGTCCGGGTAGGCGATGAACCTTTTATTTTCAGAGAGAGACTGGCCTGGCCGGTCGTAACGGTCCTCGAACTCCTCGGGAGTTATCCCCGAGAGCTTAAAGGCGTGCCTCGCATCACCCATGCACCGCGCCTCTGCCGCATGATCAAACCACACCCGGTCAACGAAGTTGTGGAGCGGGACGATCGAGAGATCCTGGTCGAACGTGTCCTCGTCAACATAATTTTGCTGGATCTCCCAACCAGATATTCCGCACGTAATCACTCCCCGAGCCGCGTCGTTGTAAATCGCTTCAGCGTCTGAGGCTTGCTCAATCGCCCGCACCAGGGACTGCATCGTTTCCGCGTGATCCTCAGTTGCAGCGTTAGACGCCGGGTCTATTTCTATACCGAACTCTGCTCGCTCGATCTCACCCGCGATCAGGTCAACGATCTGCGAGGTCATGTCGAATTGATAACGGGGCTTGCCATCATTCTCCGTGTAGATGCCCTCCTCCCACTGCCCGCTCGGACTAGTCACAAACAGATGGCACTCGCGAGCCATCTCGCGCTGGTCCTCGTCAACGTCCTGTGATGTTCTTAAAAGGTCCAGGACCTCTCGGTGATCGTCATAGTCTGGCATCAGCGCCACCCTGCAAATTTAATAGGTTTAAGTTCTGTTTTCTTGGTTGGCGCGAACCCGATCGACATCATCATGCAGTCGGCCATGTTCGGGCTCGGTATGTGCATCCGCGCCATCTCAGCCTTAGAGGCGATTTGAATCTTCCCGGAGCTGTTTGGCTTGAGCGGTATCCGGCAGACTTCTGCCCGGACTGAGTCCAGGTTCTTGATGGACGGGTCAATACTCACGAGCTCGTCGGGGTCGATGTAGTCCCCGTTGACTGCGCGGTAGGTGTTGTGGAACCTCCTGGCGAGCGCCATGTATGCCTGGGCTCGTCTGTTGAGGAGCGCCTCTCTGTTTGTCTTCTTCTTGGCCGGATCTCGAACGTCCACCGGGTCGTACTCCCGCATCGGGTCCTGCGGCGCTTCTGAGCCTTTGAACATGAACCAATCCATTTGCTTACTAGTAAGCGCGTGATCGATCTGTCGCTTGAGCGTGACGCCCATGCCATCGGCGTCCCAGCCAAAGTAATCAGCTCCGGCAGCGATCGCCTTGTTGACCGCCCAATCACAACCGACGTTCACGTCCCCGGTTGCCATCTCGCATATATCAGTAAAAACAACGCCAGTCCGGCACGAGTAGCCCTTCGCGTCGTCGCCGGTATCTGACGGGTCGTGAGTCGCCACCACCGCGCCCTCGGGCTGGAAGCCTAGCTTCTCGTGCGCCCCGACCGCTGCCTCGAACCACTCCACCGGGACAATCGAATGATCGACCTCGTCGTAGCACTCCCCCTCCCAGATATGCCTGTACAGGGCTCCGCTCTTGTGCTCCAGATCCCATTCGCGCTCCTGGACCAGGCCATCCGACTCCTCGAACCAGGGGTTTTCTTTCCAGTTCGCCCAGACGACCAGGTGCATGTCGTCCATGTAAACACGGTGCTCACGGAGCTCCCTCTCGAACGGCGCAAAGAACCGCTGGCTGAACGGGTCCTTCATCGACTGCGGGTTCGCGGAGCACCAAAGTTCGGCTCCAGGCATCCGTAGTGTCGGGGTCAGAGCCTTTAAGCTCTCCTCCGATATGGTCTGCGCCTCTTCTATCCAGAACCTTGAAAAGCCGTGGAACGATTGGACTGCGCTCGGGTTCCTGGCTAGTCCCTTGAACTTGAAGGCTTCCTCTCCCTTGTAAATGATCGAGCTCTTCTGGATCTCAAAGTCCTCAAGGTCCAGGTCTTTAATGACTGAGCAAATCAGGGAGTAGCAGCTATCATCCAGGGAGTTCTGGAACTCGCGGAAGCACGCAAACTTGCGCCCCTGCATCGCCTCGACCACGGCGAGCTGCGCCAGGGTCATCGACTTAGCGGAGCCTCGCCCACCGAGCACGACCTTAAATCGTTTCTTTTCCTGGGCGAATGGCAGCATCGCCTCGGGTATTCTGATTCTTGTCTCAGCCACTGGTTAGCGCCTTCTTGTGGGCGTCACAAATAAACCCGATGACGTGCGGGAAGCAGGCCGAGTCGTACAGACTCACCGATTCGGTTTTATCTGCCAGGATTGTCGCGTCCTCGTCCATCCTGACCGACTGCTGATTGTTCACCTCAGAGGTTGTCTCGCTCGCAATGAACAGCGAGTCCACGCTATTTTCGCGAGCCTCGCAGGACATCTGCGTCGTATAAGCGCCGATCACTCTGTCGGCCTCATCGCTGCCGGAGCAGAAAACATTGAACGCATCCTGGACCGATTGTGATAGCTCATCGGTTTCGTTGAGGTTGTAAACGCCATTCACGCCAACAAAGGCGCAGGAGCTGCTGACATAAAGTTGCAAAGCTCGGAGCCCGACTGCGGCACCACCGCCCATGCCAATCACTACGGCCACGGACGATCCGTGCTTTTCTGACAGGGTATTGATTCTAGTGCCTACGCCCTGCACCGATCCTCCCCAAGCGGGGGAGGCTGGAGAACCTCGGTAATACTCCAGGGCGTAGACGTCAACATCATACGCGGCCCAACCCTCGAGCGGTTTAATATTTTGCGGAAGCACCTCATCTGAGGTCATGTCAGCCAGGAGGATAACCAGCGGCCTCCTGGCGTTAGCGGAGTATTCCTGATCAGCCACTTTGTTTCGGCTCCACAATCTCGATGATGACCCTGTTCTCGGTGTCCACCTCCATCGCCGCGCCATCCACACCGCTGATCTCTTGTCGATCAGAGTAGCCGTGCTTCGTGAGCATCAATTTGACCAGGGTTGGCTGGAAATCGCCCTGGAGCCCTTTGTTCCACAGCTCTGACTCCTGAATCGCCAAGAGCCTGTCCAAGATGTATAAAAACTCCTCGTTTGATTCCTTCCAGTTGTAAAGAGTTTTGCGGGTGACGCCGAGGTGAGTCGCCAGTCCGGCGACATGTGGGATCGCGTGCCCGAGGTCTTGCCAACCCTCCCCCAGGTAGGCGTTCGCCTTTGATACGGCTTCATCGTCTAGTTTAGTCGGACGCATTTCACACGCAAATACACCAATTTTCGACCATTTTACGGTGGCGGGGCCTGGTTTGCTTGCACGGCCATACAGTGTTGTATCGATTCTCAAGAAACTCACGCAAGAAATATTCGCCGAGTTTCTTCGTTTTTAGGCCCAAAATGGTGTTATTCCCCCCCCTTTGCTGTAGAATGTTTGTCTACACGCAGAGGAAACAAGCAATGATTAGACTTCTACAAAATCACGGAAGAGTATCTTCTAACATACCAGGAGTTCCAGGCCGCCCATCAGAGGAAGCCGAGCAGGCTTGCGAAACAGTCTTATTCAGGGGCTCCAAAGAGCGGGACGGCACCCTGCTTTGGAGCTCTGACTACCTCAAGTTTTACGAGGCAGTTGCTGAGATTGATGTTGACGACCTGGACGCTGCGTTCGAGCTGCACAATAGGACGCGGGCTTTTGGCATCAAGGACGACCGTATTAAGCAGCTTCTTTCGCATCACACAATGTCAGTCGGTGACCTACTGATTGATGAGAATTTTGACACTTGGATGGTTGAGCGGCACGGCTTTACGCAGCTTTATCGAGAGCCGGTATTTGAGTAAGAGGAGGACAAGCATGAACGAGATCAACATCAACGACGAGGTTCGCAGCTTTGACTTCGACAGCCGCGCCCTTGAGGGAGAAGCCGCCTGCTTTGTAGAGGGGATCGTTACCGATTTAACTCATTTCGCTGGCTGCTACCGCTACGACATTCAAGTAACTCGCCGCGTTTATGCTGGCGAAGAGGTGGAAGTCAAAGAAGGCGAGCGAGTTCTACACAAGTTCAATGGTGCGCCGACACCACAACGATGGGCCGCATCTGGCGTAGAACAAGCATGAGCATCTCCAAACATAACAGCGACTATGCAGAATATGAGGGGGCGGTGTACAGCGTGCGCGGCACCTTCAAAAACGACTATGCCACCGACATTGTGACCGTTATTGAAGACGACGGAACGACCCGTGAGATAGAGATTGTTGGAGATTTTGGATCTTCCAGGCTTATAGCTACGGTTGACGCAACACCGGAGCGAATAGCTGCAATGCGCAAAAAAGACGCTTTTAACCAAGCAGTTCACAAACGCAGAATAATGCGTATGGAAATTGCCGAATCAAAAAATACCGGCCTGACTGCTAGACAATTCATCGAAACGTGCAAAGTTCTTCGAGTTAAATCTTTTGGCTTGAGTGATCTTTTGAAAAGGTATCAAGCGGGTAGGCTTCGATCAGCGTTCAAGATTAACTTAATTGAGCAAGTTATCGAGTGGGCAACAACAGACCCTAAAGAACGAGAACATGAGCGCCCGTTAAGCCCCAGACAGGAAATATATTTTTTTAGATATCTTTAATAATCAGGAGAACAAGCATGAGACGCAAGCAAACAACAATCACGGTCGATGGCAAAAAAATCAAGATGGTGACTCGCCCAGTGACCAGCATGGGGAACCTGGCAGGATTCTCAACAACAATCAATGGCCGGAAGATTTTTGGTCGCTACCTTACAGCTCAAGAAGCGCAGGATCGAGCTTTTGCAATATGGATGAAGGGAGAACAAGCATGAAAAAAGTAATCAGCCATATCACTATCGACGGCGTGCCTCTTTGCGAAAGCGAGAGCCACACTACTGGCCTAATCAATAAACTGCATATCACTTGTGGTCATTTATCTCTAGCAAGTGCCGAAAGGACAAAGAAGCAGATTCAAAAGCACCGACATTCAGTCAAGGTGGTGCGTGGGCATTGCGGAAGCGGAGAACAAGCATGAACGAGAACATCATTTTTTGCAGAATCTTACTAAAGTTAATCAAACCTGAAATCGAATCTGCCGGTTACAGGGTGAACAAAGATGCGTCGGTGTGGAATTTGGGAAACGGACAGTGGGAGTTTCACGGCCCAAATGACTACCACAATGGCTTGATCATGGCAGACAACGCTTACGATGCCCGCTTTCAGGGCTGGACACAATTCATCGAAGGAGAACAAGCATGAACGAACGAGAACTACTGTTAAAAACAATCTGGCTGGGCAGGCTGGTTGATCACTTTGATGATCTGCACAAGGAAACGCGAAGTGGCATGGCGTTAAAAAAGGCGAAGAAGTTTGATGCCAAACGTCGCGATCTTCAACTGACGTATCAGCGCCGAATCGAAGGAGAAGAGCAGGAGTGAACCGGCTTGAGGAAATGCGGGAACAGGTTGTTGCTTACCACAAGCAGCACCCTGAAGTCTGGGATCTATTCGTGCAGTTCACGACAGATAAAATTGAGCAGGGCTTCACGAATTACTCAGCGAGGGGGATTTTTCATCGTATTCGCTGGGAGACTGACAAGCCGGATTATCACGAGGGATACGAGTTCAAGCTCAACGATCACCACTCGCCGTTTTACGCCAGACGCTTTATGAAAATGTACCCGCAACACGAAGGATTTTTCAGGACCAGGCACCAAACATCGGAGGACAAGGACGCTACCTACATGCCGGAGCTTGGTCCCCAAGACTACGAGCATAAGGAAACACAATCATGATAAGCGACTGGGAATATCTCCTCGATGACGGCTCCGATCTCGCGATGAAAATTAAAGAGATCGTCCAGGATGCTAACTATCACTACATGTTTGACTTTTGGGCCATCAGTCCGGCAGAAACGATAGAGTCAGTCACTGGCGACTATCGCGAAGAGTTGCAGTCGCTACTCACTGAATATTCTTTGGTCTAGCCTTTCCGAGATCAAGGCATTCCGCTGAAAATTTCCGATCTTCCTCGAGGTGACGAAATTTGACCTCAAAATATTGTTTTTGCTCCAAACACGCATCAATCGTGGGGTAGTCTGCCCAGAGAACTATTCCGTAAAATGAGAACAGGTACAGGCTGATCAATTTCGATTCTCGACCGATCGCATGACGTGGTCGCGCTGCCCTTTAAGGAATATACCTCTCGTCAGCAGCCGGTCATCCTCGTATGCCAGCTCAATCCTGCCCTTCGTTTCTAACCGCCTCAAGGCGTAGTTGACCGAGGTCTTCCGCACACCCATCACCGAGGAAATATCAGCCAGGGTCGGCGAGTAACCATTGTCGCGCACAAAATTCTCAACCGTTTGCAATACCAGTTCCTGTTGACGGCTGAGTTTATTCACGCCATCTCCAAAATGCGACGTTCAAGTCGCTGCGCCCGCTCCGGGGTCTGCCTAGCCCACCTCGAGTCGATCATCTGCTTTGCCATTTCCGCAAAGTCCTGCTCTGCGACCGCGGCGTTCATGCCCTTAAATTTTCTGAGCGTACCCTCGCCGAGCTGGAAACTCATATTGCAGAGAACGTGCTTGGCTTCCTGCGGCAGCTCGTCCCAGTTCGAGTAGATTTTCTCGCACGTCTCGATCGCGACGGCGACGTCAGTCTCGAACAGTTCGCGGACTCGCTCATCAGAGATGCACTGCGCCTCGGGCACGTCGTCAGCGAACACGTCGAACGTCTCCAGGTTGGCCTCTGGATCGGTATCGCGTATTCGATGCCCCACTCCGGTCGTTGGGTGTTGCTCCGAGCAGAAATAGACGAAGTTCTTGGAGCCCTCGTCCGATTTAATCTCCAAAAATAAAGTATCCATCTCAATCATCTAAATTTCCCAGCCATCATGTATCCAACGCAAAAACCTATCAGCAACCCGAGCGCGAAATTCATCACTTCGACCCGTTCTTTGAAACCATCGCCTGGGAGCCAAAAAATACTGAAATTATGCCCGCGACAGATACCATATAAATCGACGCCATCGAGCCGAGGATCTCCGCTGCCTGGGTAAGACCAAAAAGGTCGGCTAGGATCACGCCCGATGGGTACAGTAGGAGTCCGATCAGCGCAAACCAACACATGGTCTTTTGACTGTCTGCCCGTTCATGTTGCAACTGTAACTCCTGGATCTTCGCCTCCATCGCCAGCTCCGCGTCGGACACCACACCGTCCTGGTCACGATCCAGAGCAGCGTAGGTGCTACCCGCTTCAAGCTGCTTTGGCATTCTTCTTCTTCGACAGCGCCAAAATGTATTTATCGATCGAATGATCGCCGAGGTAACTATCGGGGGTCCCGATAATAATATTTGCCCGGTGCCTCGGCATCCCCCAGGGCAGCGTCGTAACGATGTCCTTTCCATTCCTGAACATTTCTACATGAACGTCGGACCTTCGCAGAATTTTCAAAGCGCCCGTCCTCGGGCTACCAAAAGTGACTATCCTGGCTGGTGGCATCTCGTCTCGGAGCATCAATGAGCCGACGAGCAGAGCCTGGGTACCACCCAAACTGTGCCCGCACATTGTGACCTCGCTGTTTTTAACCCCCCGGTGCCAGAGCTCCGACGTAACCTTGTTGACCAGGCGTCGAGCTGTTTTGATGAATCCTGCTGGTGCCCAGCCGATCTCTCTGGTCCACCAGGGAATGAAGCGAACATCGGTCAAAACGTCAGGCCATATTTCATCGGTCCCGCGAAAACAAACGGCGTTACCCTGAATCAAAACCTCGATCCCGCGCTCTTCAAAATCAGACTTTGTGTATGATTTTTTGCACAGTTGCGCGAGCTGGAGCCTACTCTTCGTCTTCATCTCGCGGCCACAGTTGAATTCCTAGTCGGGCCCGGTCGGCCTCATCTTGTTTTAGTTGCTCCAGGGTTTTCCCACAGTCAACGTGCGCGTTATCACGACTCCAGCTAAAGCTGCCTTTGATAAATGGGATTCCGTCGGGGAGTGAAAAAGACGCTGTTTGAGTCGTACACTCTGGGACGGCCTGACAACCAGATAAAGCGGCGGACACAATTATTAAAAAATGTCCGGCTATATTTTTCATGCCCAATTCTCCAATAAAAGATCAGTTTCGCCAAAAGCCCGCTCGGCCTTCAGACGCTCGAGCTGCTTCCGGTAGTGGGCTCGGATCTCTTTTTCCGACCGAACCGCTCGTCGCCCCAAATCCCTATCATTCCCACGGCGAATCAACAAATCATACTCCGCATCCCCGATTTTCTCACGCATGAATTTGTCGTGTTCCAGGGGGTGACTTCCCAAATACTGGTGGCAGCCGTAACAAATGCTGGAACAATTCCAAACGTCCCAGCGTAATCCGTAACTCGCTCGCCCTTTAAAATGGCTGCAATGGAGGCCCTTTGATTTTTCATGGTGCTGCGCCCCGCATCGCTCACACTTCCACCCGGCCCTTTCTCTTATGCACTGAGAAAATATGCGGTCGCTTGTTTTCAGCTTGATCCTCATTCTAAATTATCTTTATCCTCCGCTGTTTCATAGTCCGCGAGCCATTCTTCCACTGACTGCTCCTCTGGCCGTTTCTTGACGTGCTCTTTGAGATCTAGGCCCAGGTCTGTCGCAGCCCAAGCCTCGACCCTGCCGAGCAGCTCGTTCATCGACACCCAGCCCTCTCGCCTGTGAGTCGGCGACAATGAGCTGTCAACGTCTCGGTATCGTTTCGACCGCATAGGGACGGCGTGGGTCCCTAGTCCAGGCACCGTAAACTCTTTTGAATTTCCAAGGCCAATCAGAATCAAATCCTTGACGGTGTCCTCGTTCATCGGCGTGTTGTTTCTCGTCAGGTGCTCGGCGATAACCCGGCACCACTTATGAAAGCAATCGTTCTGCTCGAGGCTTCGCTGGGTCATTTCTTCTTCAACCGGACTGTTGACAGCATCTTCGAGATTTCCCGCTTGGCGACCTCGGGCGTTTGCTGCACGATCTTGAGGTGCGGGAGCATCTTGTGCTCCGGTTTAACAACCAGGGACGCTTTGAACTGTCCCAGCGTAGGCGGAAACTCCGGGAACCGATCAATCGACTGGACGACCCCCTGCTCGATCACGCTCGGGTCAAATCTTTGCAGATGAGATAGCCATAGCTTTTTCGCCCTTTTGATCTCCTCGTCCGTCTTGTGATTCATCCATGTCCCGTAGGCTAGGGAGAACGTCTCGAACAGCATGTTGATCGCAAGGGCTCGCCCAGCTAACGTCTTCGATTCTAGATTTGACATTATCCTCTCCTCCTATTGCTTTACGAAAGTAGCGCTCGTTTGGTTTAATTCCTATCCAGGTGTTGTCGATCAGCGCCCGCATGATTTTCTGTGGATCAAACCCCTCATCCACCATTCTTTTGAAATTCTTGGCCTGTGTTTTCAAAGCGCCTGGGGTGTTCCGGCGATGGGTGCGGATCATCAGCCACTCCCTGGTGTCCGACCCAGACACACCGTATTCTTTAAGTTCTTTAATGAAAGATTCTTTAAGATTCTTGTTAGTCGTCGGCTTGCTCGTCGCCTTTTTGGGGGTCTGCTCGTCGCTTTGATCGTCGCTTTGATCGTCGGCTTTGACGCGGTTGATGTTGTAAACCCGCGTATCCACTAGGGTTGCGATGGTCCCCCTGGTCGTCGCCTGGAACGTCGCCAAGCCCGTCGCTTCAAGCCTCTTTTTAGTACGACGGTACGCCGCTTCGCTCGTCGCCCCCATTCTTCGCCAGTCTCCGATCAGCGCCTCGCCCGTTTCCCGCGAGGCCCTAAGCGCTATCCAGGTCAGCATCAGGAAAGCCTTGGGGTCACCCTCCAAGAGGTCCTGCGCGTCCAACCCGCGATTGATCTTCAAAAATCCTTTGTTCACATGCGGCCTCCAATAATGTAGCCATATTAGCCGGGGGCTGATAGAATGTCTACATGGACATCTTGACTCCACCAAGTATTTTTGCCGAATTTAACCACCGCGAGTTGGCGGAGAAAATGGGCGTACACCGGGACACTATTTATAAGTGGCGGCGACGAGCGAAGATACCAGCCGACAGGGTAGCCATCGTCAGTCATCTGACCGGCATTCCCCGCGAACGGCTACGGCCAGATCTGTACGGCTGGCAGATCCCAGGAGAATTAGTAAAGTAGACCGGATGTCTGCTACAATTAACACACACAGAAGGAAAACTATATGCGACATTACGACGAAAAAGTTGTGGCGCGAGCTGA